GTCCCATAGCGAATTTAAAGTCTTCAACTAGAGATGGACTAAAACTTTTCGGGCTGGAAAAAACAAAATAAATAAGTATAAGAAATAAAGCAAATCACACATAACCAGCGTTATTACCAACAGAAATCAAATCCATCACAGTAATCGTTTGCGTAACCGCAAAAGTCAAAAACGTGATTGTTTGGTTTGGGGCAGTCGTTGTAACTCTGTATGTGAAATTGGCAGAAGTCATTGTAATCAACGGACCAGGAATAGCGACAGCAACAATCGTTGCCGTTCCACTAAAAGTGGGCGTGAAGAACAATGTTCCCGCGAAAGCCGTGGTCAGAATGTATGATCCAGGTGCTAAGATCGTCATAGTGCTATTACTAGCAAGATAAAGATTCGCCCCACTCAGAACCGGGGTGGTTCCAAATACAACAGTTGGACTAACACCAACTGAAGCGATCACACCTTCAATGGACCCAGGTGACACAGAAGCAATTTCAGGTTTCAAAAGTGAGACATCATATGAAGCCCACAATTCACCCAAAACTTGCCCTGCAAGACCAGGAAGTCCAGTTGTCGCCACTTGGAAATTTCCAAGATCAAACAACCTTGCATCGGTGACAGCAGTTGGAGAATTGACCGAATCTCGAGTGAACCAAAGCTTAGTATTTGACTGAGCAGGATCACATTCGACAGCGTGAATCATAGAATTACTAGGTTTCACAGAAGTCGCGAACTGGGAATTTTCCAACTGAATCTTGGAAACGTAAGGAGAATCGATTGCATCATAATCAGTTGCAAACGAGACCGTTCCAAGTGCACCACCAGCAGTAATGTCGGAAGACATCGTACGAAATTCAAAAACAAGGCCGTTAAACCTATATTGCTGATAATTCGCAGCGATGGCAGCGAGCCAAGGAAACAATGCAGAATTACCAGCATTGATTTGAAAAGACATATTTGTGAACAACAGCGGTGAAGCTGGCACAACAATGTCTTTAATGAATTCCCGGTGACAAACTCTTGTTTCATACCCAAAATTACCAAAGCAAGGAACTTGCGTTCCTTCAGGGATTGCTCCCCCAGCTTTAGTGATCGTGTTCGAAACAACAGCGTAATCGCCAAATCCAACAAGCTTTGCAAGTTGACCACCAAGGTACTTACCAGTCGCTGAACCCACAGATGTGGACCCAGGAACGCCGCTCATTCCTGCAAGCATCCCACCTCCGGCACCCCCTGCTTTCGCAAAGGTGCCGTCTGGTATAAGACGACGCATGAAAGGAACAACGTTATCGGTATAGTAACCACCTTGACCTGAAATCTGAAGAATACGCTTTTCAGCCTTCTTGACAGCAGATTTCTCTTTATTTTTAATACTCTTTTTTGTAGGAGCCATTTCTTGACTTTTATCAAGTTTTTTATCTTTTTTGATAAAGACCCGTCGGGCGGCAAAACCACCCGGTGCTCGGAGGGGAAGGACGCAAATCCTTCCATAAATGTCCGTACCCTTGATGTCGACTTAATAGTCGACACTCACAAGCTTGTCAAACACAATGTGTTCGACATACGCAGGGAGGCTGATGATTTTGCGCATCAATTTTTCCACAGATTCAATTTCTTGAATTGTTATATTGTAACGGGAAAAAATTGCAACACAGGCTTCATCACGACTCGGAAAGCAATTACCAAGCTTTGGCTTGTAGCTTTCTTCGAGTTTACTCAAAGCCGTCTGGTTTTCATGGCCTAGTCTTAAAAGTGTACGGAGAAATTCACCAAAAATCGGATAATCAGAAGGAACTTGATTATACGATGAGGCCAAAGCAAACGCACAACGCAAAACAGCGTCATGTGCGTCACGGTGCTTCAATTTACCATACACACGAAAAGATGTAATTTCGACTGGATCGCGAATCATCTTTCCCAATTTAAGACAGGCCGAAGGCAACGGAACCCAATTCGGAACGCCAAAAGCGTCGTTGATCCACCAACCTTTTAAAAAAAGTGGTGGTAGCCAAACAAGTTCTAGGTTCAAATTTAACTTTGAAACCCAACTGCTGGCCCGCTTCAACAACGCTCAATCCAGGATTCAACAACCAAAAAATCCACATCATTGCTGTCGCAAATGAATTATAGGTAGTAGTCGTAGTAATCCCAGTAGGCATTTGAGTCCCACAGACTCCTCTCGCAAAGAAACGACCTTTGCGAGCAGTGTATGAAGAAGAACAAGCACGATAAGCCATTTCAGTGAATTCAGGTGGAAACCCAAGAAACTCTTGAATAATTCCCTGAAAAAACTTACATGGTCCATCGTCCTGAGTATGATCAAAAGCGGACTGATCAGCTTCCCCAAACGGTACACCGTCGCGCGCTTCAACACCGAAGGAAACGACCGAATCATCACCAGAGACAACGACAGTGAAAACACCATCCGTCATCAATGACCCGATCCGATTCAATTCATCACCATTGGAACCAGAAGCAAAAATGATACGAACATTTTTGCCGCCGATTTTCAAAATGTCACCATTAAAGGCAGTGTGAAGAATACGGTTATAAAGACGCGCGAAAGGAGACATTGCGGCATGAACTTGTGGAACAAGATTTTGGATGGCACGAGGCTTCATAGTTCGAAAACCACCAATTTCCTTGACAATGGATAATGTTTCATTCCATTTCAAATTGATGGTTTTCTTTTCAGAAAGTGTGCGTCCAAATATAACATCTTGCCAAGCTCTCTCAAGCCGCAACCCCTTCT